GACTCGACCAGCGGCAACTGGCTGTCCGGCTTGCCCACCCCCTGTACCTCGAGGATGGCCGTCTCGCGGTAGCCGTTGAAGGCGGGCAGGGAGACGCGGTCGAGCCGGAGCGTCAAGTAGGGGAACACGGGGTCGGCAGGCGCGGCTCGGACCCAAATCCGCGTCCCGACAAACCCTGCCAGCGTATCGGTGGACGGCGAGACGTAGTCGATGAGCGCCTTCCGAAGCGTCCCGTAGATCGCCGTGGTCGAGGTGGTAGACGGGAGGGTCAGGCTACCGGGGACCACATAGGTCGGGAGGGTCATCGGACGGCCTTGCCTCGCTCGAGGTAGCGGTTGAGGACGCGGTTGTAGGTGTCAATCATCTGCCGAGCGGAATCGATCGCGACCGGCTTGAAGATGGCGACCCGCTCGAACCGTCGCGTGAACAGGTTGTGGTGCCCGAGCTCCCACGCGAGGGCGATCTTGCCGACCGAGAACCGGGACGTGACCGCCCGCGCCTTCCGGCCCTTCTTGGGCTTGGCGGTCGCCGTGATGCCCTCGGGGATGCCGACCTTCGTGTACCAGCCGTTCCCGCCGAATGTCGGCTCGTCTCGCTGGATGTGCTGCACCACCTGCGCCGTCGAGCGGAAGGCCTGCGACGTGTAGTAGCCCTTGAAGAACCGCCGCTTGAGGTTGCCCTCGTAGATGTTCGCGGCGGCGTCCAGCGCCATCCGGGAGGCGTCGCGGTACTGCTTCAAGAACTGCGGCGACAAGTCGCGGACGACGACCGACATCAGGCCTCCACCATCGCGGCCCGCAGGCTCTCCAACGCCGCCCCAGTCGTCGCCCCCGAACGTGTCAGGGTGCGGTCGCCCGCAATCCAGCGCAGGGCCACCCCGACGTTGCCCACCGGGTAGGCCTCCAGACTGCCCCCGTACTGGCCGATAAACGCCTCCAGACGGGCCGAATCCGACGGCCAGACCCCACGGCTCCGAATGTCCGAGCCGCACATCTGCCGGGCATCCTCGCCGAACTGGCTCATCGGATAAACCCGACCGCCGAGAGGGTCAAGTTCGAGGCCGTCATCGCCGTCGTGTCCGTCTCGTTCCGGGCGTAGATTGAGATGGTGTCGTTCTCCGACGTCGGGATGAGCGCCGTCAGGCTGACCGAGTAGGTCGACCCACCGACATCGAACCGCTCCGAGACGTGGAACGTCGTGATGGGCGTCCCGTTCTTGGCGAACGTGAACCCGAACACCTTGTTGTTCGAGGCGCAGGTCGCCTCGATGTTGCCGACGACGAGGAGGACTTGGTTGACCGCCTTCGTCGCCCGCATCTCGTTGTTCGACGCCTGCGAGAACCCGTCCTGCCCGAGGGTCGCATCCAGCGCGGTCGTCCCGGCAATCTTGGTCCAGACGTTCTGACCAGAGAACGTGGTCTGCGCCGACGCCGTAAGGTCAATCTGTCCTCGGCTTGGGAACAGGCTGACCACCGCGTCCCGGATATCCTCGGGGCTGATGAGGCCGGTCGTGTTATCGGGAAGCTGCGCCAACAGCGCAGAGAGTACCTTCGGCGTCTCGGCCATCAGTCGTAGCCCTCATCAAAGCCAGTCGTGAACGCGCTCGTCGCGTCCACCAGATGCACCCCGTCCGCCACCGCGTCGGGATCGTTGGCGATGAACTCCGCATACGCCGTCGGGTCCACCTCCTCCAACGCTAACTGCTTGCACCGCATCTGCCGCACCGCGACCACCGAGCGCACGAAATAGATGACCGTCGTGCCCTCGATCTTGACCACCCCGAACGGGTCGACCGGGACATAATCGGCCACCGTCGCCGTCAGGGTGGTCCGGCTGTCCGTGTGGCCCTGCGGTGCGCCCGCGACCGTGAACTGGTTCGCCGTCGCGTCAATGCGCCCCCAGTAGACCCCGACCTTCGTGTAGAGGGGCCGCTGGAACCCGTACGCGCCGTCATCCGAGCGCGTGTAGAACCCGAGCCGCTGGTCGAGCAGTCCCGGCGCGACGTACATCAGCCCACCGCCACGGGGAGCTTCAGCGCCCGGAGCACCTTCAAGACCCGCGCCGCCGTGTCCCGCGAAACATCCCACGTGATGCTCGTCCCCGCCCCCGTCTCCGAGGCCGCGTTCGGCGTCCGCTTCTGGTAAAGGTCCGCCGCGAGGTCCAAGATGCACTGCGAGATGACCGGCTCCCAGAGCGTGTAGTGCTGGGACAGCGACAGCCCGCAGGTCGCGGTAATCGTGTAGCGCGGGTTGGAGAATGAATGGCCCGCCTCCGCGTAGATGACGCCCGTCGCCCCGCTCACCCAATAATCGGTCGCGGGGACCGTCACGCCGTCCACATCCACGATGCTGGTCACCGCAATGGGTCGGCGCGGAAAGATCAGCGACAACACCGGCGCGTCAGCGTCTGTCTCGCAGCGGTCCACATACGTCTGGGAGACCGCCGTGATCGGGCAGTCAATCCAGAGTTCCACTTGGGCCTGTGCCCTCGCGAGGAGGGCCGTCAGGAGCGTGTTCTCCGCGTTGGACTCGATGCGGAGATAGGACTTGAGGTCCGTTACAGTTGGGAGAGCCACGCGAACTCCGACGCAGGCGGGTGGTCTGGATCAGCAATCAAACCCTTCTGACGCCAAACGGCAGCCCGTTCAGCGGAAATCTCGAACACCTCACCGGGGAGCCGTCGCACCCCGTCCATCTTACAGGCGGCAATCAGCACCACCCGTTCCAGTCTGACCGACACGGGCGAAGCCGTGGGGGGCGTCCCCCCCACGACTTCATCCGTTGCCGTTGGCTTACGCCGCCGGCTCATCCAGCACCACGAACGGCGAGTGCTCGTCCACCTTGTTGCCGGAGGCGTTGACCTTGTACGCGAACGTCGAGGTCGGCAGCGGGAGGCCACCGGCGCGAGCGACGAAGCGGTAGGTCGTGATGTCCTGCACGAAGCTGTAGTGGATCGACGACTCGACCGTGAGCGCCTGACGGAGCCCCATCGCGTAGAAGTCGCCGTTGACGAGGGCCACATCGCCCTCGGTCCCGAGCGTCGGAAGCAGGTCCGTCACGATGACCGGGAGCCCGAGAAGGGTCGCCGGAGCCTTGTCCCGAAGGTTCGGGAGGAAGCTGACCATCGTGTTATTGGTGGTCTGCATCGCGTACAGCTTGGCGAGCACGCGGCGCGAGACCATCCACACCGAGTTCGGGCCGTGCGTGTGGCGCTCGTACATCTTGAACGCATCGACCGCCGTGAAGTCGGTCGCCGAGGCGCGGGGGACCTTGATGAGCGCCCCGTTGTTCGTGTGGAACGCGCCGAGCGGCTGGCTGGAGCCCGTGCCGTCGATGGTGATGTCTTCGTTGATCTTATTGATAATCTGCCCACCGACCGCCGCCGTCACCTCGGACGGAAGCTCGCCGGTGAAGTCGTCGCCGAGAAGCTCGTCACCGAACTGCGTGATGGCGGCGTACTTGTACATCGTCAGGAGCCGCTGGCCGAACGACGGCTCGCGGGTCGGCTTGGTGTCGCCCTCGCCGACGATCGTCACGTTGGCGATCTTACCGGCCATCGGACGGTTGAGGGTCGTGGTGCCCTCGTCCTGAATGAGGTACGGGATGCGGAGCGACCGGCCCGGCACGTTGTAGCGGCGGGCGTACTGGAACAGGCCCGGCTGGGCGTTCGAGGTCGAGAAGATCTCCGGGACCTGCGTCAGCGGGAGGAGGTACTCGCCGCCGTTGGTCGAGCCGGTGATGGTGCGGGTCATCAGGTCGACGCGCTTGAGCGCCTCGGCCTCCTTCGCGTTGGCCGGGCCCTTCGAGACGGCGCGGATGAACGCCCCGACGCTCTTGAAGCCCTTCGCGAGCTCCTTCCGGACCTCGTCCTGCGCGTCCTTCATCCCGGCGAAGTCGCCACGCTCGGCCCCCGCGTCCACGCGGACAAGGCCCTCGTCGCCGCCCTGACGGGCAATCTCGGCGTCGCCGGTGAACTCGGCAGCCGCCGCCGCCCGCATCTCAAGGGCGCGGATATCAGCGGTGCGCTTCTCCACTTCCTCGGCGCTGAACTGCACCGAGGGGTCCATCAGGTCGGCCCGGAGCTTGTGGGCCTGCTCGCGAAGCTCGTTCGCGGCGCGGTTCTTGCTAACCAGCGGGGTCTTCATTGTCGTGTGTTCCTGTATCAAGCGATGAATGTCGAACGCACCGCTGTGGCGCGTTCCTCCAGCGAGGCATACCGGGCCGTGGACGCGGTCGAGGAGGGCGTCGGGGTCACGACAGGCGTGACCACGGTGGCCGTCTCGGAGCGGGTCTTGGGCTGGTAGCGGGACAGCACCGCGTGGCGATCGCTCTCGGACAGCGCATCCAGAGCGACGCGAGCGGCAAGAATGAGCAGGTCGGTCTCCGTGCGCTCGGCGACGACCTCCTCGGGGGTAGCAGGGGTAGGGCTTTCGTTTCGGGCCGACGCGACCTCGGCCCCCGGCACCGCAGGCATCGGGGTGATTGACACCTCGCGGAGCTCAATCTCGGTGAACCGCTCGACGGGCTTCCCGTCCACGGTCACCATCTCGGAGGCGCGGGGGATGAACCCGATGGAGAACCCCGTCGAGGCCCCCGAGGCGAGGACGGCCTTGACGTACTCCATCGCGGCCCGCCCTTCGGCGGTATCGAACACGTCGGCGGTCATCACCAGCGCGTCCCCGGCGTCCGTCATCGAGGTCACGACCCCGACGTGCGCCTTCGAGGTGCGCTCGTGATCCATCAGGAGCGGCACCTTGCGAGCGGCCACCCGCCCGTCAATGGACCGCTTGGCGCACTTGCGCGAGAACATCGTGTTGTAGGAGTCCACGACCTCGTAGGTCAGCGCGACCCCAGAGACCCGCCCCGCAATCCCCGGCGGGAGGTCGGACTCGGCACGGACCTCAAGCGTCGCGTCCGCGAGGTGCCACATCGTCTCACGGGTCGGCTTGCTCATACGAAGTCCCCCGACCACTGGTGCGGCATCAGCGGCGCGGGCAACGGCGCACCCTCGGCATCCACGCCGGGGGACGCGGCCAGCGCGGGATGCGCGGCGGCGAAGGCGTCCCAGCGGAAGGCGTCAGGGGCGGGATCGTAGCACACGTCGGCCCCCTCCGCGAATGCGGGGCGCGGCGTCTCCAGCACCCCGGCCTGTCCGCCGTTCGGCTCCGTGCTCAACGCCCCGTCGCGGAAGTAGACCTCCTGCGGCTCGGCATAGGGCGCGAGGTGGACGTAGGCGAGGCCGTCCACGACCCCGAGGACGACATAGCCCGCCGTCGGCTCCTCGGGCAACGCGGTATCCGGCACGGTGACAATCATCGAAGGACGCATCAGGCAACTCCTGCGAGAGAACGCATCGTCGCCATCGACTGCTCACCAGCCGCGACGATGACGTGGGTGAAGGCAGCGGACGCAAGGTTGACGGTATTGGTCAGATACAGCCGTGGCGCACTCCACGCAACACTCGCACCAGAGGCCGCCGACTGCGTACCAACAGTCACCGCCCCACCATCATATGCACGAGCGATGGTCACCTTCCAGTCGCTTGACAACTGCCCAAGATGTTCGACGATGGTGCCAAGAACTTGCGCTGACCCGGATGTTGAAAGGACCTGCGTGGTCCCGTCATCATACAGCGCACCCATCGTGCCGCTCGCCGCGACGTAGAGAACGAAACGTGGGTCGGTGCTTGCGTTTTCTGGGCCAATCTGTATTGCATACCGCGTAAGCGTCGATGCCGTGTATAAACCCCTGTTGACCGAGCGCACATACACCGTCATCGCCTGCGGTGGCACGGTGAACGGGAAATACAGGCTGTCCGCGTTGCGCGTGACGGTCGTGCCTTCCGTCTTGATGTAGCTCGACGGGACGATGGCGTCCTCGGCCTGTGCGCCCCACGCATAGACGGTGCCGGTGCCGGCGCTGTCGTCTGCAAAGATGGCGAGCTCATTGGTGTTCGCGGCAATCACGCCCACGGCACTTACCGAAATGCGATACCATCCGTTCGCCAGCGCCTCAGCAGGATAAATCGTGCCCGACCCGAGATACGCGGCGGGCGTCGGCACACCAGCACTCCAACTGATGCGAATAGAAACGCGGTCGGTGCCGACGGTTGTGTCGCGGAGCGTGAACCGCGAGCGTGTCGAGGTGCCCGCTTTGAGATACACTGCGATGCACTTTTCGGCATCGGTCGTAAATGTCACGGTGCGCCTGACGCGCCCGTTTGTGTCTGCGCTCGGCGTGATGAGGTCAGCCGTCGTCGTGCCATCGGGGGCGACGGATGCGTTTGCCGTCACAACGCAGCTCGTCTGTGTCCACGTGTCGAACTCCTCGGAGCGGATACAGACGTTCGTCCGCTGGGGTTCGAGCAGGAGCGTTTGGATGGGAGCGCTGGCCCCCGTCGGCGTGACGTAGTGCGAGGTCCGGGCGACCCCGGTGCCAGCGGTGGCGACGGTCAAGGCCATATGCTATGCGTCCTGATTGTAGGTGGCGATGCCCGTCCGCGCATATGTCGCGCCCGTGACACCCGCGTACACGTTCCACGAGAACAAGACACCGCCGAACCGCCCGAGCCCGTACAACACGCCAAAGGTCGGCAGGATGCCAAGCGTCGGCTCGATCCCGAGGTTCGGGATGTCACCGAGCGGTAAGGCCGTCCGCGAGGGCGACGGATAGCGGTCGCTCATTAGTCGCGGCTACCCATCCAAACGTTGACCGTCGCGCCCGTCCCCGTGAGGACGGTCAGGTCGGCCCGAATATAGACCCAGTGGGCATCGAGCGCCATCCCCTGCGTCGCCGAGGTAGTGCCGGAGAGCGAGAGGGTGGAGATCGTCAGCCAGTTGGAGCCGTCGTTCGAGACCTGCACGACGACCGTGGCCGTCAGCGCCCCCGTGCCCGTCACCACGGCCTGCACCGTCGCGCCCGGTCCGGGAGCCTCAATCGTGCTGCCCGTCGCCGTCGCGGTACGGGAGGTCATCAGGGGGATGCGCTGCGCCATTGCCATCGGGAAGTCCTCGGGTCGTGCGGGAGAAAGTTAGACGGATTCGTCAGAATATGCCAAAACACAGCGGCAGTTCACGACCTCGGCCGCTGGTCCGGTCGGGTCGAGCGGGTACATCAGGCCGTTCGTGAACGGCTCGTTGATGCCGATGCGGCCCTGCGCCATACACGCGGTATGCGTCTCCCGCGTCTCGGCGTCCGAGAAGGCGAGCCACTCCTTGCTCTGGTAGAGGTCGCCCATCTCCTGCGCTTGGTCCCACGAGCCCTGCGAGAGCGCCCCAGCGGACTCCGTGCGGGCAATCATCGTGGACCGGGCATCGACCCGCTCCTCGCCATAGACCGCCCGACCCACAAGGCGGGACGTCTCCTCGACCGTCAGCCCGGCCCGTTCCGACGCCTCAATGACCGCCAAGACCTCGCGGGCGGTAGTGTCGCCGATGAGCCCCGCCAACCGCTCGGCCCGCTTACGGATCGCCTCACGGACGGAGGCCACGGAGCGCCCGGTCAGCCCGGACTCCTGCACGTCGGCCTTCAGGTCGGCCCCGACGCCCGCCACCTCGGTCGCGCCGAAGGCGTAGGTGGTCGCCACGAGCGGGGTGTAGGTCTCGCGCCAGTTCTCCTCGAGTTCGCCGCCCGTGCGGTACGCCTCGCGGACGCGGAGCTTCGCCGTAGCGAAGTCGCCAGCGGAGGCGATAGAGCGGGTCACCTTCGGACGCTCGGCACGGAACAGCGCCTCGGCGGTCGCCTTGTAGGTCTGCTCGGTGCGGTCGAGCTCCTGCATCGCCCGCTCCCAGATACCGCGCTTGCGGGCCATCGTCTCGTCCATCGGGGCCATCTCGGGCTCCGAGCGGTCGCCGAGCTTGTCCTTCGCCTCGCGCAAGACCTTCCGCATATGGTCGAGCCCGCGATCGCCCACGGCCAGCCACTTGACCTGCGCGATGACGCCGTTGAGTTGGAAGTCACCCCGGTGCCGGGCGATCCACGCCTCGCGCAGCCGGATGGCGTTCTCCTCGGCCTCACCCTCCGGCACCCCGCCGCGCTTGGCGATGGGGGCCAGCTTGCGGAACTGCTCGTTGCCCTTCTCGTTCCCGGCCTTCGACCAAAGCTCGGGCCAGTTCTCCTTCAAGTCCTCGGCCTCGCCCACGGGGAACAGCGCCCATTGGGAGTTCCGAAGCGTCACCTTCTTGTCGTCGCCCTCGGCAGGGAAGTTGGTCACCGGGTCGGCGCGGCCTTCCTCGACCTCGTCCTCGTCCTCGGCTTCCTCTTCCTCGTCGAGCTCCTCGGCCTCGTCCTCCTCGACGTCCTCGACCTCGGCCTCCTCGTCCATCTCGGGCGTCGGCGCACCAAGCGCGGGCGTCTCGTTGTCCGTCGCGGGCGGCTGGTCAAGAATCTCGGCGGGGTTGATGACCGCGAGCGCCGCAGGGATCAGGTCGCGCCCAGCGGTCTTGAGGATGCTATCGGTCGGCTCGGGGAGCGGCGAGAGCTTGAGCGCGGTGCGGCTCTCCTCCCACGTCCGCAGCCCCTCGGCGTACTCGGCGCGGATACGGGTCGAGGTCTCGGTGTCGTTCTCGACCAAGTCGCGTAGCTTGTCGTGGTCGTAGGTCACCCAGACGTCGCCGAACTCGGGCGCGAGCCAATGGTTGAGCTCGTCCTCGAGCGCGGAGAACATCGGCTCGATCGTGTGCTGGACCAGCCGGGCACGGGCCTCGGCGTACTGGATGCCCGACAGCCCCGCATCGCTCGAGGCGGACGCGATGCCAATCATCCGAGGGTCGACCCCGAACGCGGCGCAGATGTCCTCACGCGAGACGCGGCGGAGGTCGGGGAACTCGAGGTCGGAGAGCGTGAAGCCCAGCGGCTTGATGTCCTTGACCGCCCCGAAGAAGGCCGGGGTGCCACGCTTGCCGCGATCGACCACGCGAGCGCGGTAGCGGTCCTGCATCGCGGAGGCATCCTCGGTGGTCGCCTCGTCCGCCATCAGCACGGCGAAGGTCGGCGTCCCGTCGTTGGTCACGACCTGCCGGACGTACTGCGTCGCCTCGTTGTCGGCGAGCAGGGAGCCGATGGCCGTCGCCCCACGGGGATAGCCGAACACCTCGGCCTCGAACGGACGCCCCATATCGAGATCGCGGAAGTGCAGCATATCCTCGACCGGCACGTTGACGATGATGCCCGCCCAGTTCGCGTAGTCGTAGCGGCGCGGGTCGCCCTCGGGGTCGATCCAGACCTGCTGCATCGACTCGGCGTTGACCGCACGAAGCCCAACCGGGAGTCGGTTCTCGCCGGGCCGCTCGATCTGGAAGAACGCGTTGCCGTAGCCGAGGAAGTCGACCGCGAACCGCGCACGGAACTGCCGAGCCGTGAAGCGCGGGCCGGGATAGTCGAGGAGCTTCTGGAGCGGGTGGTCCTCACCGACGCGGCTCTCGTAGTTGCCACGCTCCTGCAACACGACGAGCGGGACCGACGCCACGATGTCCGCGACGACGCGGATACAAGCGTGGACAACGGGATGCTTGTTGAACCCCTGCGTCCGAATGGTCGAGCCGTCATAGCGGTACTCGCCGGGGTTCGCGGTGCGGACCAGCGCCATCTGCTGCTGTCCGCCGGGGAAGTTGGGGTACGTCGTCGGGATGATGGCGCGGGTCGCCTCACCGCCCTCCCGTCCTGCCAACACGCGGAGCGCATCGCTCACGCGCCGGATCAAAGGCTTGCGCTCGGTATCAGTCAAACGTGCGCCCCGAAGGTGAGGGGATGGGACTCGCCACCATCAAGGCTACGCGAAAGCAAGCAACCGCGCAAGGGCGACTTTTAACAACGGGGCGCGGTAAATAAAAGGCACCCCGGTACCACTTACGAACGGAAGCACCCCCGAACGGGTAGCCCGCTACCGATTAGACCACGAAGATGCTCGGGCCCTTCTTGATGAGCGGGGCGAGGGCATAACGCACCGCGTCCCAGATGTGGTCGTTCCCCGGATACAGGTGCGGCAAGACCTCCTCGGTCCGGGCGTCCGTCTTGTAGCGCCAGAGCCGCGCCTCCTCGATCGCCCGCTTGCACCGGGGATGGATGACGATGTCCGTGTAGCTGCGGAGGTGCTGGATGCCGTCTTGCACGGAGCCCGCCCACTTCGGTGCGGCCTCGGTCCGGAACCCGCGCTTCTTCATCTCGGCGATGGTCTCGGGTCGGGCCGAGTCGGATCGGATGACGTGCTTCCGGCTGTCCGGCACCTCGTCGAACGCCCGGACCGTCGCGTCGGTATCAAGCTGGACCCCGCCCGCCTCGTGCTCGAGGTAGAGCCGCCCGTCGTGTGTCCAGAGCCGGACGAGCGTCGTCGGGTCGTGCGCGAAGCCCCAGTCCGCGCCGTAGTACGGGCCCTGCCAGCCCTCGCTCGGCATGAACTCGGCGACGCGCCACTTGCCGGACAAGACCTGCGCGTCCGAGCGGGACCACGGCTTGCCGCCCCAGACGTGCGCGTGGGCCTCGGGGTCGGCGCGGAGCAGGGCGTCGGCCTCCTCCTTCAGCACGGCGGGGAACCACGGGTTGTCGAGGTAGCTGACCAGCCGGACGACCGAGCGTTCGGGGGGCGACTTGACGAACCGCTGGTAGGTCGGGTCGGACTCCATCGCGGGGTTGAACGTCACCCAGATCTCGGAGTTCGGCTTGCGGATGGTCGGGATGAGGGTGCGCCACGAGTGGTCGGAGACCGCCTCGGCCTCCTCGACCCAGCAGAGGTCGATGCCTTCCGTGGACTTGATCTGCGCGATGTCGCGGCGCAGCCCCTTGAACAGGAACTCGGTCCCGTTGGCCCCCAGAATGGCGGACTCTTGGATGGTGTAGAACCCCGAGAGCCCGAGCAGGTCGATCTGGTCAGCGAGGACGCGATGCACCGAGTCCCGGATGCTCGCTTGATACTCACGGGCGCAGAGGATGCGGAGCGGGCTGGAGAGGCCGTGGACGAGCAGGGCGCGGGCGAACTGCCACGACTTCGCCGAGCCTCGCCCCCCGTAGGCCACGCGGTAGCGGAGCGCCCCGAGCGCGGGGGTGAAGAGGTAGCCGAACGCCTTCGGGGTCGGGACCGAGAGGGCGGTCATCCGAACAGGTCGGGCTCGGCCCGCTGGCTCTCCCAGTACGCGATCCGGCGTCGGGCGATCTCGACGTACTCGGCCTCAAGCTCGGCCCCGAGGTAGCGGAAGCCTTCAAGGACCGCCGCGCAGCCGGTAGAGCCGGAGCCGTTGAAGGGGTCGAGGATGAGTCCACCCGGTGGCGTGACGAGACGGCAGAGCCAGCGCATCAGGGCGATGGGCTTGACGGTGGGGTGGTGGTTGGTGGTCCGGGTGGCGCGGTTCAGCCCGATCGTGTCGGGGTCATACATCTCGCCGCGATCCTCGGCGGCTTGTGCGCCGTTGGACTTGGCGGCAATGCGCTCCGGCATCCCGTCCAGCCCCGCTTCCCGTTCCCGGCGGGACGCCTTGGCTGTATAGAAGAAGCGCGACTCGGGGAACATCGCCGCCGCGTCCTCGTCAAGGCAGACGTTGGCGGGCCAGCGACCACCAATGCGCGTCCCGTCCACGTTGATCCCGCCCGTCCCGTACTGCGTGACGTTCGCCGCGACCGTGCCGACCAGCGGCTTGCGGGCGAGGATTATCGGCTCATATGCTGGCTTGAGCGCGGTGCCCCAGCCGTCCCATTGCTTCGCGGCATCGGTGGCGGGGCGGGTGATGTCGAGGTTGACCTGCGGGCGGTCGGTATTCTGTCCGGGCGCAACGGCTAACGCGGTGCTGGCCTTTTCGCCCACCACTTCCCGCTCGGCTTCGTGACGCTCGACGAGTTGGTCGACCCAGCCCGGCACGTCACCGCACAATGGGCGCAGCGTTTGCCATATCGAACGGGTCGGGACCGCAGGTTGTCCGGCGATGCTGGTCGCATAATAATGCCCGGCCATCGTTCCGTTGGCGCTGATGTGGCCGTCCTGAATCATCGCGTCGGTTGTTGTCTTTCTGCTGACGCCAGTCGTCCGAAACCACGCGCAGAACCGCAACGCCCGATCCGTCTCTCCGTTTACCTTGTCGATGGCCTTGCCCACGTCCAGCGACTTCGGGAAGCCCGACCCATAGAGCCACGAGAGGCAGTCGCGCACCTCCCACCCCGCGTCCTCGATGGCGACCGCAAGTCGGTGGAACGTCCGCGTCCCGCCGAACGCCACGAGGTGCGCTCCCGGCTTGGCGACCCGTAGCGCCTCGGTCCAGAACTCAACGCCGGGGACGCCGTGGTCCCATTCCTTCCCCATAAAGGCGAGGCCGTATGGCGGGTCGCTGACGATGGCGTCCACGCTGTCGGCGGGGAGCGACCGCATCACGTCGCGGCAGTCCCCGTGGCGTACTTCCCACGTTGTCATTAGTCCTCGATGGAGGGGGCGATGAGTTCGACGCGGACGGCGGTCGGCGGCAACTTGTCACCGCCCGTCGTGTGGTCAACCGACTGGCGCGGCTTGCCAAAGGCACGATCCAGCAGGGCTTCAGCAGCCCGAATATCGCCCTTGACGGCCTTGGCGCGGAGAGCCATCAAAGTCGCCTCAAGCGCGGAATATCCGTCTTTCTCGTCGGCCAGCACCTTCGCCAACGCCTCCTTGATGTCAGGGAGCTTCGGCCGTCCTTTCGGGTTGCCCGATTGACCTTTCTTGAATTGACTGTGCTTTGGTGGAGTTGGTGACATATTCCCTGTTCTTTCCCTGTAAAGCGCATAGGTCGGATTTGCACCGCCCCCTCTTGGCTGGACGCCAAGCGCACCGCTCGCTGTGCTTTATGCGCGTACTTTACCACGATACATCCCCGCGCCCATTTCGGCAATGCGGGAAAATGGGAGAACTGGAACCGTCAAACGTTCGCGTGCGGAAGGATTTAGAAAATACACATAGCGAAGCTGAAACCCTTTCAACGGCACAAACCCAGCCGCCACATACTTTGCCATTGATGCACCGCCGTCATCCAGAATGTGCGTACTTTTAGTCACAGATGTACGCGACACCACGGCGGCACGCTGTTGTTCGCAATTCCCTCGTCCACCTGTTGGCGCGGCCCATACTTGCGTATTCTTTTTAATCCCGGTCAACACAAACCCGCTGGCGCGGTATATCCCGCCATCCCCCGATTGCGTCCCATCTGCAAATGACACGACCCATTGCAAATGCGGGGCGTTGGCGCGAAGCATCCTAAAGGCAACCGACAAAGCTCGTGACTCGCTGTTGCGTGGCAATTCGTCGCTAAACGCCATCCGGTTTAATTCGATGAATCCGTTCCACGGCGTACCCGCGACAAGGCCGACAAGTTTACGCTTGTCGAGCGACGGGCCAAACGACATCGCGCCGAGACAACGCCCATTTAGGAATACGCCGAGATGCAACTGGCTGTTGTTGACCACCTTTCCGCTATAGTGGTAACGCTTGACAATGGCGCGAGCATCGGCGGCACTTATTGGGGCCACGCGAATGTCTTTAGCGGAGTGCGCCAAGTGCTGCCTCCGCAATGCGGGCAAGGGCATTGCCGTTGCTGTTTTGATTTGGCATATCCACAAACGGCCCCACAGACTTTGCAAGTTCCAACGCTTCGCGGATTGTATCAGCTTGGGAGGTATGTAAAGTAAATGTCATTTGCTCAAAGTCGGGTTTGTCGCCATCTGGCAAGTTGGCGAAATCAACTTCCGCGATTTCATCCATTACAGGCAAGTCTAATCCCCAATCCGCCAGTTCCTCGGCGTCCCATTCGTTTGCCAACGTTTCCCACTCCCACTCGCCAAAGCCTACGTTGTCCTTGATGATGAACTCGCGCTGTTGTTCATCCGTTAATCCGGATGCTAGGATGACGGGGACTTCGGATAGCCCCGCCGCTTGACAGGCTTTAAGGCGCATATTGCCGCCCAACACGACCATCTCGCTATTGACCACGATGGGGCGTAACGTCAGCATCTCTGGGAAATCCTTGATGGACTTTACCAGTTTGCGGAACTTGTCATCCTTGATGATGCGCGGGTTGTTGGGGTTCGGCTTGATGTCACCGATGGGGACGTGGCGGGCGGTTGTCATCCGGATAAAGTTGAGGCGTTGGATGGGGCTTGCTAGGTGATGCGAGGTCGAGTCAACGGGCGGTGGTATGCTCGGAGGAGGTTCGCCCTCGTCGGCCTTACGAGTGTAGTGGCGACCGGTATTGCCGACCGGGACGGTTACACCCCACCACCTAGCAAGTGAGTGACGCGCTAGTGATGCGCTATTCCTCGGGATCGCCGAGGGTTTCGCGGGCGGGCTTGTCGGTCAGCGGGGTGTAGTGGTTCGGGTCGTAGCCGACGGCATCGTCGATGGCGGGGCCGAAGGCTTTCTGCCAGTTGCCGGTGAACGTCTCGGGTGAGACGGAGAGGGGGCGTGGGGTGTCACCTTTGCCGGACATCGGTGCGTCTCCACGAGCGGAGGAGGGAGAGGACGAGGAGCAGGGGAAGGGTGGCGAGCAGGAGCGCGACGGTCAAGAGCGTGTCGACGGCGCGGCGGATCACGGGTCGGCCTTGCGTTGCCGGCGGGTCGCAGCGGCTTTGGCTCCGCGGGCCTTGGCACGGAGTCCGGCCTCAAACTGGGCCTGTCGATACCCTTCGGCGCGGGCCTCCGCAATATCGGTGGCGTCGATGCGCTTGGTCAGGAGGATACCGGCGATGACACCGAGGGCGAGGGCGAGGAAGTGCGTGAAGATTGCCATTCGAGTCTCCGTGCCGCGATGCGGGCGGCGTAGCGGTGGGAACAGGTGAGGAGGTAGGAGCGGCGACGCTTGGCGGCGGTCGCGGTGCGGCGTTCGGTGGAGTGGTACCAGCGGTGGCGATCGGTGAGCGCGTCGATGTGCTCGGGGGTCCAGATGTAGCGGAGCCGTGCCCCGGCAACCGAGGTCTGCTGTACCGGGGTGAGGTCAATGGCGCGGGCGTAGGCCAAGACGCGTTGCCGGGAAACCCCGAGGCGGTCGGCGAGTTGGTCGGTGTAGAGGTGCCCCGGTGGGAGCGTCGGGAGCGGATCGTGCCCGTTGCCCTTGCGCCGTGCGTTGATGACCGGCTTGGGCGTTGGGCGGGAGGGGGCGGCCCGATAGGACGCCTCGGAGACGACGGTGCCGGGGCCGAGCTTGACCGCGGCGGTCGACTTGTCGGGGGCGTCCGTGGTGCGAACAATCCGGCCCGTGTCGTCGAGAAGGTGCCAGCGCATCAGCGGATGAGCCAGAGAATGCCGAGGGCCGACACCGTGACCAAGGCGATGACGAAGAGGAGTTCAAGCTCCCCGTCCCCGAGGGGTTTACGCATTGAAGGTTCCCACGCGGACCATCTGGTTGAGCGAGGACGAGACGCAATGCCAGAAGGTCCACTTGAACACGTCGGACTCGGTCACCTTGCGGTTCTCGAGGGCGGGCGCGATGCAGAGGTGGCGATGCCCACGCGACCCCGCGATGATGCGGGCCTTGATGAGGCCGTGCTTGGCGACCAAGCCCTGCGCGACACGTTGTTGACGGGTCATTGGCATCTTACCGCGCCAACTCGCGCCGAAGGGTGTAACGAGCGTCCTGCAAGGTGTCAAAGAAGAACTGCTGAACCATCGGCTCGCCACGCTTGCGGGACTCCGAAGCGTAAACCTGAAGCAGCCAGCGGCCCTCGTACTGCCGGATGTGCCCGTGCCGCCCGTTCTCGTGTTGCTTGTAAATCTCGCGCATTGCTTTGTCTCCGATGGGAGGTCGGCGTCATTGCCGACACAGGGGAATATAGTGGGGACTATACGCCTGTCAAGCCCCCACCTAACCCTTTACATATCAAACACTTACGGGTACAGGGGCCACCCGGACGGCCCAGAAGAACCCCGTCTTCGTGCGGCTCGACGGCTCCTGACGGGCCTCGATGGTGCCGCTCTTGATACGCTGGTGAATACGCTGACGGCTCACGCCGAGCACCTTGGCGGCCTCGGTCACGGTGAGCCAGCCGGTGGGCGTCGGGGGAGTAATCTCGATGGAGACGTCAATCATACGGTGCGATCCTCTACGGTGAGATGTAATGCCCCGTCTTTGGGGCGGTCCTGCCGGTACAGATGCAACTCGACGACTTGCGAGTCGTCGTCCCACACGATGCCGTTCAAGGCATCGAGCGCGACCTTGGCGCGGTTGTCCAAGTCCCCGCGACGGGCCGAGCGGTACCAAACTAGCGTGACCGCGATGGGCTTGCCAGATGGGAAGGCGATGCGGCCCTTGGTGACCGCGTGGGCGATCGCCGCGAGGTGCGCCTTGTACGCCTTGGCCTCCGCAGAGAGGTAGGCGTGGCCGTTGCCGATACGCCAGTAGCGGTTGGCACTCGGCGGCTCGGGGAGCCAGAGGTCAATCGTCACCCGGTTCCCCTCGGGTTTGGGCGTACTTGAACTGCGTGACGTAGGCCAAGTAGCCGAGCTTGGAAACCGGGAACCCGAGTGCCCCCCACCCCTTGGCGTGTTGCAAGCGGTGGCACGACGAGCAAAGCGGGACGGTCTCGGTGTAGTCGGCCTTTCGGCCCATCCCGCCCGACTTGATGTGCGCCGTCTCGCACGGCCCACGGCCACACGCCACGCACGGCTGGGCGGCGATCCACGCGACCCGCGCCTTCGACCCGTAGACGCGGGCGAAGTCGGCGGTGCTGCGCTTCTTGGCCTTGGGCTTCGTCTTGGCAACGAGCTTGGTCTTGCGCTTCAATGGGGTGCGCTTCACGCGGGCCGTCCGTATCGCTCGGCGGTGTGCCGGGCGAGTTGCACCTTGGCCCAATGCTCCGGGAAGAATCGCGAGATGACGCGGTTCCCGAGGTGCTGGGTCGTCAGGTCTATCGGCACAAGCGGGATGCGCTCGGCAATCCGTTCTTGCCACGTCAACTCGGCCAGCTTGTCTTCGAGATTATCAATGGTCATTGAGTGATCCGTGGTTGACGATGCGGAGGCATCGCGGTTCGGTGAACTGCGGCGAGGTGTCGTTCGTGGTCAAGACGAGTGCCCACCCCATCGCCACGACCCCGCAGATAAATCCGAAGAGGAACGACATCCACGACGGCATCGTCCATCGGTTAGTCCGCATCGTTGATCCTCACAGGTTGGGCGCGGCACGTCTCGCACGTGGTCGCGTCTTCGTCCTTGTCATCACCGCAGAGACGGCAGACCTTACGCCGACGCTCGGCGAAGTCGTCGATGCCGCTGTTCTCCCAGTTGTCGCGCTCCATTAGCCCTCCAGTCGGTAGGTGGCGACCCGCTTGCCGTTGGGCAGGGTGACCATCGTCGAGGTGATGGCATAGCCCGCGCCCTTCAGGTCCGCAATCCGAGCGGCGAGCCGGGAGCAGCCGAACATCTGCAACGCCTCCAACGAGGTCAGGCCGTGCCCGGCGCGGAGGTGCGCGAGGATCTGCCCGTTCTGCGTGGTGCCGTCGAGTGTTTGCGGATGCGTGGTGGTTTGCTCGGCGGCAAACAATCCAAAATCCACGGCGAGCCGCTTGCGGTAGAGGTACATCTCGGTCTCGTCCATCAGCGGGGCTCCGAGGCGACGTAGCGCGAGAGGGTGTTGCCGCGGGTGATGCGGTCGGTGATGGACTGGATGGCGTTCTCCGTCATCAGCCACTCGGCCCGGCCCGCCTCAAGGGTGTCGAGGAAGGTCAGGTACGTCGGGTGGGTCCGGCTCATCGCCTCGACCTTGCCCTCGGTCGCCTTCTCGCCGGAGTCCGTCAGGTCGCGCCGGACCTGTAGCTCGGCCATCGCGAGCGAAACCTTCCGGCGATGCTCGGCGGTCCCGAATGGGCCGTAGAGGGCGTAGAGACTTGCGGCCTGTGCGACGAGCTTGCCGCGTAGATCGAGGAGTTCGTCGAGCGATTCAATGCCAATCCGTGCTTCGATGTCACGCATTGTGTGACGCCTCCGATGAGAGGGTGGGGTGGTTCGTAGATTGGTGCCGCATCTTCGCCAACATCTGCCGCTGATAGTACCGCCGCCAGCGAGCCGCACACGCTTTCTTGGCAATCTCGGAGCGTTGGGCCGGGGTCAGGTTCCGATTCCGACTTTCCGTCCGTTGAGCGACCACCTCGGACCACGACGGCCCCGGTTGCATTGCCTTGGCCTTCGCTCGCCGTGCCCGCGCCCGCCGTGCGGCGTTCTTGTTATACGCCTTCAGGTCGCGGTTCCGATAGGTCTCGCAATACCGCCGATGCTGAAGCACTCGGCACCTCGCGCACCACTTGGCACTCTTGGCCTTTCCATCAATCGGGGCCGGGCATCCGGCGCAAATCCCCGCCTCGCGGCGGGCACAACTAGGGCAGGTGTACGTCACCCGCCCTAGTCGGTCAATCTGCTCCACGAGCACCGCCCGACACTTCTGGCGTTCGCAGCGCATCAGAACGGCAGGTCGTCCGTGAAGTCGGAGTCGCTCGGCGGGGGCACCTTCGAGTAATCAGGCGGGGCATCCGGGGCCGAGAGCCGCTTGCCGCTCGGCGCGGGATGCTTGATGGCCGGGGCGGGTTCGGCCTTCGGAGCCTCCGTCACCCCCTGCAAGCCGTGGTCGCGGAGCGCGATCCAGACCGTGGCCGTCGCCGCCTGTACCGCCTCGGCGGTGAGCGTCACCCGATGCGTCGCGCACGAGACCGCGAGGCGAGCCGCGATCGACTCCCAGAGGTTCGCGTAGGCGTCTGCGATACCGCCGACCGACTTGCCAGCCTTCGAGCTACCGACGACCTCGGTCGTCGGGGCCGGGAGACGCTTGGTCGGGGCCGGAGCCGCGCCCGCGACGTCGATGTTCCAGTAGGGCTTGCCGCTCGGGTTCGCCGCCCGCGAGAACCGCAGGGTCTCGCCGATGCACGTCTCGTGCGTGAGGCCGAGCCGGTCGAGCTGTTTCGTGGCCGTCGCCTCCGGCATCAGCGGCGTCTCCACCGCCTCGCCCGCGACATCCGTCCCGGCGAAGACCATCCGCTCGCCGAACTTCGTCTCGACCGTCCGGCAGGTCGTGACGGTGAACGTGGCCTCATCGCCCGCGTTCTCAAGTTGCACCTTCCGTGCCTTGCTCTGCATTGCCGATCCTTGGGGACGCGTCCCCGGTAAGTGGTTCCCGCCGTCGTGCGGGGTCAGTCCCGGACCAGTCGGTCGCGGGCCGCTTGAAAGGCGCGATTGGCCGCGCCAAAGTCAAAGTCTGCGTTCATCGCGGCGAACGCCGCCCGTTGGATGCGCTGCCGCTCGGCGTCCGTGAGGCCGTCCGGCACATCGTCCCACGTCCCCGCGGTGAGGTAGTCAAGCGTCCGCCTCAAGGCGGCAAGATTGGCTTGCACCGCCGCGAGTTCGTTGTCCTTTATAACGCAGTAGGTGGCGTAGGAAATGGGGTCGGTCACTGGACCCTCGCCATCTGGTCGTTCGCCATCGCCTCGTCCCAAATGTTCTCGGCGAACGTCCACGTCCGCTTGCCATTGGGGAGCGTCTTGGCCTCGGCCACCGAGCCGTCCTCGAACACGGCGAGGAACCCGAACCGCTTGTTGTAGATGACCTGCACCAGCGCGTTGCGGTCGTGCATTGTGACCTCCGATGAGAGGGTGAGCCAACGCCTACAGACTAGGGGACGGCTTGCCGCTTGTCAAGTAGTGGCGCAACTGGAACCCAATCCACGCGGTGACCGGGCTGGCGATGCCGTTGCCGCAGAGCTTGTAGCGGGCGGTGTCCGCGAGCGCATAGGGCTTGCCCGCCTCGCTGATGCCGTGGGCGGTGTGCTGGTCGGGCCAGCCCATCAGCCGCTCACACTCGACCGGGGTCAGGCGTCGAGGGGTTCCAACCTGTCCGATTGCAAGCGTGGTAGCATCCTTGTAATCCCTTGCCTGCATCGTCGGCGCGACATCATTGCCTTCGCTATACCCACCGAATTGCTGATGCGTAAAGACCACTTGATCGTTTGCCGTGCCGAGCGTTCGCTGACGCTCGGCAGAGAGGAGCGGCCCCTTGCCGCCGCCTGGCTTGCCCTCGCGGTTGCGGAGGACGATGGCGGTGTAATCCGTCACGCGGTTCTGGTGGTCGCCAGAGAGGGTGTTGTCGCCAACACCCTCGCCGTTGCCTCGGGCGTCATAAGTCAGGACATAGTTGGTTTGCTTCATCCCCGGCTGGGCCGCTAACGCGCAGATCTTATCACCCGGAACGACGCGCACCTCGTCGCGTGTGTTCTGCGCAAAAGCGAGCACGGCGTTCATTTGCGCCCCGCTCCCGATGCCGCCTGACGTGGCGCGGGCTTGCAGGGTGCCCATCACGTCGGAGAGTCGGGGCTCGCCGTTGGAGATGTTGACCGCAAAACCACGCATCGTGTTCACCACGCTACCGTCGCCGTTGTCTCTGGCGTCATAGGTCATCGTATGCGGGATACCTTCGCCAGTGTTCATTGCCCGAATGGTGTGCGCCACACCATTCGGGCTGACGCTCTGGTTGTAGATGTCAAGCGCAAGCACGGCGTTCATCTGTGCCCCGCTTCCCACACCACCTGACGATGCGCGAGCTTGGAGTGTCCCCATTACGTCGGAAAGTCTGGGTTCTCCATTGGAGATATTGATTGCGAGACCCTGCGATGACTCCAATACGCCAACCATCTGCGCCCCAGCACAGCCCAATCCCGTCTTGTGCGGAAGCGTTGGCATCACGTCGTGGACGTATTCGACGGACCCGGTGGTGCTGAATCCTGTGCGCGTGACCGCAGCGCCTGCTCTAGTATCGGAGGGAGTTGCTTGCCCCTTCGCTCCGCTCGCCGCAAGATGCCCTGACAGGCTTTCGGCGAGAGATAGTACTTCGGCGGGATCAACCCCTCCGCCTCTAACACCGAGGACAAAGACACGGCGGCGGCGCTGTGGCACCCCGAAGTATTGAGCGTCCAATGTCCGCCACGCGGCGACTCCGGTCGGTCCTGCAACCACACCCGCACGGACCCATCCGTCCGCGGGAACAGGGACGGCTCCTCCCACGAGGGCTGATAGGACGGAGGCGAAATCCCGTCCGGCGTTGCTGCTGAAGGCTCCATAGACATTCTCCCAGAGGATGTAGGGGGCTTGTGATTCGTTCCAAATACGGACCTGCTCAAAGAACAGCGACGAGCGGGTACCCGATCCTTCGGTCATCCCGGCCCGCTTTCCCGCGATAGACAAGTCCTGACACGGCGACCCGCCGGTGACCATCGTGACGCCGCGAAACTGGGTGCCGTCCAACTCGGCGACATCGCCATAGAGCGGCACATCCGGCCAATGATGGCGCAACACGGCACGGGCGTGGGGCTCAATCTCGGCGTGGGCCACGCACCGCCAACCCGCGGTCTCAAGGCCCAAACTCATCCCGCCAGCCCCAGCGAAGAGTTCCAGATACGTCAGGTCCATCGGTCTCCCTTGGTTAGTGTTAGGCATTGCTACATTCCGGCGCGTGAGTCTGGACCGGACGCTTCGACCCCGCGACCTCAGTCAGCACCCCGTCCCCACATTCGGCGCAGAACTTCGTCGGCGTCAGGTTCAGGTAGCCGGGTGCGTAGTTTTCCACATTCCTGTGCGTAGCACCCCTAGTAGTTTGGTTCGTTCGTACGTTCGTTCGTAGACCCGTACCGAACGCGAACCGTTCGCGTTCGTTCGCCGTACCGTACGCCGTACCGTTCGCCGTACTAGCCTCGGTGTTGAGTTTCTGCTCACGGTACTTGCGGGCTCGTTCTCGGCTAGCCTCGGCCTCCCGCAGTGGTTGGCCGTTGTGCCGCTCCCACGATTCCCAGATGCCAGATTCGTTGAGGAATAACGCCCGGAGCAGTCCGGCATACTGGCCCGTCTCGCCAGCCCATCCCGCCCATCGCTCTATCAAGGCGTCCGGGATGTCTTTGAGGTTGCCGTCCGGCGCGTGGGCCGGAAACTTTGCCAACGTCATCACCAAGAGGCCGACCGCTTCAGCGGGCCGTATGCCAAGATGATGCGCCAGTGTGTAGATGTCGGGATCGTCCCCGATCGTGACCGCCACTCGAATCCAATGCATCGCGCCACCTAAACGAGCGGCCCCCGCCTTCTACGGGGAACCCATCGCACCCGGTCAAGGGGCTTTGGCGTAGAAGTACGGGGGCCAATCGATTTTGACTTCGTTGCGGTGGTTCCCGACACCGCAAGCCATAACCTACACCGCGCCCACCAAAAGTAAAGCCCTAGAACCCGATGCGCCGACGCTTGGCCTCCGGTGGCATCACCCAGTCCTCGATGCCCTCCTCGTCCGGCGTCTCAAACCCGCCCCCGTGCAACGCCCCGGCGTCCTGCACGAGCTCGTCATACCCCGCCGCGGTGAGTTGCCGCATCATATCTAGCAACTCCTTCGCCACCACCCCGGCGTCCGTCGCTCCCACGTCTTGGATCTCAATCGACAAGCCGTTGCGGTGCAAGCTCACCGACGCCTTGCGGTTCGTAAACGGGTTGGACCGACGCTTACTCGGCATCTTACTTGCCACGGCTCAACGCCCGCAACACGAGCGCCTCCATCGTCGGGAGCCAGCCGTCGCACCACGGGCACTTCTCCCACGGCGTCATCACGTCCTTGGCCCGCCACCAGACCCAGCCCACGCCCCAGAGGTAGCCAAAGTCGCCGCGATCCCGCGCCGCCCGGCGATAGGCGCACGGCACCGGCGACCAGTCCACGCACTTGATAGCTTCGTCCTGCTTGTCGCTCATATCGTCCCCCGGCGCGGGGCGCTGCCAAGGTCGGGACTCCACGCATCGGAGCCGACCAACGCCCCCCCCGAATGATACACGAACCCCTCAATCATCCGAGGGCTGACCGAGAACTTCTCGTCCGCGTGGTATTGGTCCGGCGGGCACAAGGCCGCGTGGGTCCGCACCGTCACCCCGCCGAACGTCTCGATGGCCGCCTTCCCGTGGAGGTGGCCGGTGTGCATCTCGCGGTAGATGGTCTGGCCCCACTCCACGGCGCATTGTGCCGCCATCACCTCGGCGAGCCGCTTCTTGCCCTTGTCGCCGTGGTCCAAGCCGATAAGGGTCTTCCCGTGCTGGATGTACTTGGTCGTCGTCGGGGAGTCGTCAATGGTCACTCCGCTGGCCTTGCGGAACTCGGCGATCAAAATGCGCTGCAACGCCCACGTGAGCGTCCGGTCGTGGTTGCCGGGGACCAAGATGACCTTGGTCGGCACCTGCGACGCGCTCGCCTCAATGACCTCGCAGAGCACATCCGCGCCCCGCTTGAGCATCTGCTGGACGCGGGTGTCGTAGTCGAGGACCGTGCCCTTGGTCGTGGCCCCTTGCCCGTCGTGGTGGAAGTAGTCGCCCAAGAGCCACAAGTGTCTGGTGCCGACCCGCCGCTCCCGGCCCGCATCGAGTAACGCCCCAACCCCATCGCGGATGACCTTGACCGCGAGGTTGGTGTCGTAGCTCACGTGCCCGGTCCCCTCACCCCACGCGAGCTTCGCGATATGCGGGTCCGCGATGACGACCCCTTGGAGCAAGTCGGCCCGCGTTCCGGTCCCCTTCGGGATCGCCCGCGTCGGCGGCTTCCGCACGGCGAACGCCCCGGCGATGATGGCCTCGACCCGCTCCTCAAGGGTCGGCCCCGCCTTGGGTTTCAACTTGACGAACACGCGGTGCAACTCGGTGGTCGCGACCTCGCCCGTCTCGGGGTCTTTCGTCGCGACCTCGTACTTGGTCGCTTGGCTCTCGGCGACGTCGAACCGCTCCAAGTCGGCCTCGATGTGCGCGAGGAGGTCGGCCACGGTCTTGATGCGCGACCCGTTCGCTCTGGCAATAATCCCGTCCGGCCCCGCGGTCTGCTCGACCGCTTGCTCCCGTTGCGCGAGCGACACCACCTCTCGCGGACGCTCGGCGACCTTGATGCCGTGCTTGCCCCGCTTGAGTTGCACCGCCGTGGTGGTGCGAATCGGGACGCCCTTGTGGAACTCGGCGTTCAACGCGGCGGTGGTTTCCGAGGACGACGCGCCTTGGGCCGAGAGTTCGGCGAGCCGCTTTAGTTCGCGGTCAGACCACGCGGTGAGGTCGTGTCGTGCGCCCATTCGGGGGGAAGGAGGCGATCGACCCACTCCTGCACCACCGCACCATCCGGGTGATGCGACGGAACGGACCCATCAGGGTTGCGGTTGATGTCGAGATGCCCGCCGCACATACAGGTCTCACAGGCCGGACTCGACGGGTCGGAACTTTCGCCCAAACACTCCGGGCAAAACACGCGCACAGAATAGGACATACCCCACGCCCTCACAAGAGCACCGCGACCGCGATGGCGACCACTACCCCAGCTCCAAACGCTTGCCATCGGGTCGGACACCGCCCGAAGAAGGTCGAGCAGCGCCCTGCCTCCAACGCCCCCGCCTGTGCGTCAATCACCGCTTGCATCGTCCCCATCTGATTCGCAACGGCTTGACGCTCGGCAAGATGCGCTGTCAAGAGCGTATCAAGACGGGCCTCGTATGTCAAGACCTCGTCGGCGAGTTGCGAGGCGGCGAAGGTCGTGGCCTCTAGGGTGGCCCGTAGTTGCGCGACGTTGGCCGTAGAGTCCCGCAAGACGGCCCGGGCGGTATCGGTGAGGGTCAGCACGGCGCGGGCCGCAGAATCGGCCTTGGCGACCGAACGGCGGGCCTTGACCGCCTCGGTATCGGCCCGTGCCCGGGACATCGCCGCCATTGTCCGTTGTTCGTGAAGGATGTGGGTCAGGCTATCGACCGTGCGTTGCCAATCCATCGGAGCGGCCCTCTGCTTTTGTGCGGCGTAGTATCCACCCACGGCCCCGAGAGCCAAGGCGACCACCACCCAGCCGCTAGACGTAGTCCGCAAGCGCGAACCCCGGCACCAGTTCGGGATCGTTCTTCCGGCCCGGCGAGACCTTGGCGTGGGTCGTCACCGCGATTGGCCCGTAGAGCTTGCGCCACGCCGCAATGACCTGCTTCGCCGCCGTCTTCTGCGCGTCCGTCAACGGCTCCTTGCCGTCATTGAGATTGCTAAACGCCAGCCCGAGGGAGATGCCGTTCACATCCTTCTCGCCCTGCCACTCGGCCTTGCCCGCGTGCCACGCCCGACGCCCATCAGGGACGCAGCGATAAATCGTCCCGTCGCGTCCGATAAGGATGTGGTAGCTCACCTTCGACTGGCTCGACTGCACCCACGAGAGGCAGGACGCCTCGGTCGGCGCGGCGTCCGCGTGAAGCACGACGAGCCGGATGTCCTGCTTCCGGGCGTTGTGGTTCGGCGAGAGCTTGAGGGCGGGGTTCACGGCCCGGCTACTTGATGACGGGATGGCTACCCGTTACGCGGTCCACCCGCTTGACGCCCGTGATGACGCCCCACTTCTTCGCGTGATACACCGCCGCCCACGCAAAGAGGATGGCGACCCCGGCGTTGCGGACCACCTGCGACAGCGTCGCCGGAGGCACCGTCAGCACCGCAAACAGACTCCCAGCCACGAAGAAAGACAGCCCAATACGGACGGTCCAGTACGACCGCTGACGGAAATGCTTGGCGGCATTGAACCCCGGAGCCGCGTTGCTGAAGATCATCAGATAGAACGCGCCAGCGGACAGCGCCATCACGGTATTGGCGAGGAGATTGAGGCGGTCGAGCATCGGTCAGCCCTCCGTCTTTGTTTCGGGAAACACCTTGCCGATAATGATTTCGACGCCCCTCTGTCCCAACACACCAAGCAGGAACGCCATCGCGCTCATCGTCTGCTGGCTTGCTGCCACGCCCGTCAACTCGAAGACCACGGGGGTGAGGAAGTAGGCACTCGACGTGCCCGCCGAGACCGCGAGGAGATTATCGCGGAGGTTCCCGTGGCTCGCCTTGCCGACCGCAATGAGCGATCCGAAGAACCCCGCCACCACGAGCATCGCGCTCGACTTATCCTGCGCCATTCGAGACTCCCGTCAAAAGTCAACCCACCCGTGACAACCTAACTATCAAGTCGCCCACCCCGTCAAGGGAAACCGCCCCCGACGAGTCTCGTCCGCGACCGTTTGGAACACCGCGTCATACCCCTTCGCCACCGACCGCAGCCCGTACAACCGCCGCGCCCGCGCCCGCACGTCCTTGCGGTTCAAACCCCGCACCGCGTCCACCGCCCGCACGAACTCCCGCATCGTCTGACACCGAAACCCCGTCCGGTCGTGCGCCACCGTCTCCGTAAATGCCCCGAACGCCGACGTGATCGCTGGCGTCCCGCATAACGCCGCCTCGACGACCGTGCCACAGAACGGCTCGACGTACCGGCTCGGCGCGATAATGGCCCGCGCATTCCCGAGGAACGCCGCCCGCTCCGTCGTCAACGGCCCGAGGAACGTCACGTTGGGCGGCACGTCCCCGAAGGCGTCAGGATCGCCCTGCCCCGCCAAGACAAACGGCACGTCGGGACGCAAGGCGGCCAACTCCAAGATGAGCGGGATGCCCTTGCCCTCGGTCAGCCGCCCGAGAAAGACCACCGCGTCCCCGCCCGCGCCCTCGGGCCACTCGTCTACGTCGTAGCTATTCGGCACCACAAACTCCAGCCGGTTCGAGGCGTGATGCACCCCGACGCGCCCCTCTTTCGCCATACACCCGTGCCGCACGGCCTCGCTCTCGTAGATGCGCCACGGCAGAAGGCAGTCGTAGTACCCGATGCCGGACTCAATCGCCGACGCCCCGGCCTTCAGTACGGGCAAGTCCCGCACCGCGGAGGCGTGGGCGTGACCGAACGGGAGCAGGATGCAGTCGCCCGGCTGCACATACTCCTTCAGCGCATCGCGGGCGTAGAGGTTCCATTGCCGATAGAGCGGGCTATCGGCCTTCGCATCGTCGCCGTAGAACCCCTTGGGCTGGGCGTGATATGGATGCCCGAGAAGGTCGAGGTGTTCGTCCTGCTCCATCAGAATGACATCGACGTTGGCCCCGGAGTCCGACCCCGCGACCCCATAGTGGATAACCTCGTAGCCCAAGGGCCGAAGCATTCGCGGGAGCTTGTAGACCTTCTGCGTGAAGGCACAATGCGCGAAGGCTTTCGTCGTGACGGTATGTGGGATAGAGAGCAGGTGAAGCCGCATCAGGTGACCTCGATGGGAGGTTAGGTGAGGAACGTGCCGGTCCGACTCTTACTCAAGATAACCACGCCGTTCTTGATCGCGGTGACGGTCATCGAGTACGTCGGACTCGCCCCGATATTATAGCCCGAGGCGACCGTGACGGGGCTCGTGGCGTTGTCGTCATAGCCCCGCTCCGTCACGCCCGCCGTCGTCGTCGCCGTCCAAAGCAGGTCGTAGGTCGTCCCCGTGGGGAACCCGCTCGCAGTCCACGAGAACTCGTAGTCGTCCGTGACGTCGTCCGCGGTCTGGTTGCCGATGGTCAGCGTCGCGGAACTCGAGTCCTTCGGCGGGACGTTGACCGACTCCGAGACCGTCACGCCGGTCTTGGTGACCGCGAACGCCGCGACCTTCGTCGAGCCGAGGTAGTCGTTCCGCGTCACGTTGACCGTCCGTGGCGAGTTCCACCCGCTCACCGACTGGCTGACGCCGTCTAGATTGTAGACGATCGTCCCGTCCCACGTCACGACGAGGTCGTAGCTCGACGTCCCCGGTGTCGTGACGACCTTCAAGCTTGGGGCCGAGAACGACGGGACGACGACCACGTTCACCCCGCTCGCCGTGCCGGAGGCTTCCGCGGTCGCCGCGGAGTCGGCCTGACCGGGAGCGCGATGCTTGAGCCGGTAGTAGTAGGTCGTGCCGTCTTTGGGGAGGTAATCGACGTAGCTGGTCGACTCGGCAGGCACCACCGCAATCTCGGCGAACCCGCTACCAGAGGTCGTCGACCGCTCGATGACCGTCTGCACCGCTCCGGCGGCAGAGTAGAGCGCCAAGACGATGCCCTGCGGGAGACTCGCATCGTTCACACCCGCAATCACCTGCACCGCGATGGGAGTCGTCGCCGTGCCCGTCGTCGTCCCGGCGCTCGTGAAGGTCGCCGTCACGGGCGTCATCGCCACGTTCGCGATGCGATCGCGGAACGCCACGCCCACGATGTAGGCCGTCGACGCGGAGAGCCCCGTGAGCAGGGTCGAGGTCGTCCCCTCCGGCAGCGTGTTCACGCGGTACGGCGTCCAGTCGCTCGGAGCCACCGACCCCGGTGCCACATAAACGTCCACCGCGTCCGTCGTGTTCGTGTTCAAGCTCCACGAGACCGCCGCCGTCTCGTTGGTCAGCGTCCCCACGGTCACGCCCGTCGGGGCCGTCCACGCGTTCAGCGTCACGGTCTGCCAGCCAGACCACGCGCTCGGGAAAATGCCCGGCACCTCCGACCGCACCCGGACGTGGACCTTGGTCGCCCCGAGCTTGACCGCTGGCAACTGCACCGCACCCGTCGGGACCACCCCCGGCGCGTACCGCGTGAACAGGTTGCCGTTCTTGCCAGCCGTCGGCGCACTCGCCCCGGTCGCCCACTCGACCGCGACGCCGATGCTCCCCGTGTTGAGCGTCGCCGCGTCGGGTGGCGCAGTTCACCAT